ATCGGAAACAGCAGGTGCATGTGTAAAACAAATCACACGTAAGCACACCACAATGTCGAGTTTCACGACGCTGCTTACGAAGATCTTCTTCATAAGACTTAAACGCCTTCTCTGAGAGTTGGTTAGATTTCATCAGAGTTGACAGCACAAATTCATCAGACAAGGTCTTGCGAGCACGAGTGGCTCGAGCTAAACGCTTGCGACGATTGCGCATACGACGGATCACTCCGTTTTGAGAAAACGGATAAAACTTTCCTTTGTTCATCCAGGTCAAGTCTTCAGCTCGTCCAAATCGGAGCATACTCTCAATATCGTCATCACCTCCAGAGAGCTCCATCACAAGTTCATCAAAGAGCTGCCAGTCTCCCTCATAACAACGCAGGGTATCAATAAGACCCTGCATGGAAGAGACCTTCAAGTTCAAAAGAGGAACATCGTGGTAGGATCCACCAACGTGAGGGCACTCCCAACGAGTGGGAGATTCCTCCTCCACGAACCCGACATGACCATATTGCCATGAGGTAATTCGGCGCTCATCAGTACCACGAGTGTCCCCAACATGCATACAAGCATTAAGGGGGCAACTCCACTGAAAGCCGCCAAACGACACACATGTTTTTGGTATGTCAGCGGTTACTACTTCAACAGATGCGGTAGCGTCGCAGTCCTCAAAAAGAGGATAGTCTTCAACTTCAAGACAAGAGAATCGGTTGGTGAGAAAGTCAACATTCTCCCGTGGTGCGCGATTAAAATTGCGTGCCACGTTCATGTACCAACGATCAACAAGAGTCAAAAGGGGAAGGGGTGGGGGAGGAAAATAAGTCCAGTCAACAGCAACAGTTTCCTCATAGGACTGTGCAATTCCACATTCGTCTTGGCAACGTTTGAGGAAAAACCGCCCGTTCCGGGCAGCGAGTGCAACAACTCCTGGGAAGAAATGTCTAATAGTGGGAACAGACATTCTAAAGCGCTGCAAAAGATCAGCCTCAGTATATGAGGGAATTGCAGGAGCCTGGGGTATCGGAACAGGGGCTTCAGCAATCACGATCAAAGGATCAAAGCCATCAAACAGACGGCCAAAATCAATAAGACCTTGTCCGCGCGAAGCAGCCTGCTCTGGGAAGAACAGAAGCGTCTCAGATGTTGCGAACAACAGAGACGACACAGAATGGTCGGGTTCTGGAGGAGGACAACGAGAAACAGCAACACTCTTAAGGAGCGCTGTGTGGAAGGGTTGAAGAAAATCACTAGTCTTAAGAAAAGACAAGTCATTCTCCTCAGGAATTTCATATTCGGCATCCAACGAGTACACGACACCAGGAATGGGTTCGTCATGAGGGATATCACGACGATCAAACGTGGTCGGTCCAAGGAAAAAGAATTCCGGTTCGCTTGGGGTAGCGATCGAGTGACCAAGGGGATAGAATCCTCGGTCAATTGGAACTCTTTTGGGTTTCTTCCCACGGCGCGTTTTCTTCTTGCGAAGAAGGGAGGCCAAAATGGGGTATTGACAGTTTTGGTTGTCAGCCAAGTAACGATTCAACATGGATTTCTTCCAATGGCAAATCAAAGAAACTGGTGCGTATGAAGGCATTGTGTTAGTTTCGTTGATTGTGGCCATAGTGTATTTTCGCTTTTTCTTCAGCTTACTTTATCTTTATCGCAGATTCAGTAACAGTCGAACACTATTTCGGATAACTTTTGAGGAGGGATAGATCTCCTCACGCAGCTATCAAACATTTGCGAATTCCATCGCGGGTGTTATATAAACGTTTTCCACGCCTATCTAACGCCTTTACTCGAGATCAAGCATTGGCTCAAGGACTTTCGGTCCCGCCGCTCTCAAACGCAAGTACGCTAGAATCAGTAGGGACTAAGCTTACATAGCAAACTACGTCCAGCCTTAGAA